AACAATCCAATTATTACTTCATATATAGCTAATGTAATAATTGCAGATAACGCAACAATCTTAATCTCGTCTTGATGCTCTCTGCACCTGACGCATAATCTATTCCACTTTGTATCTGCCATGAATTTTCCTGCTCTATCTCGTAGTTTCATATCAACACTCCTGTAGTCTCGGAAAACATACGTGTACTCCTGAGAGTTTTCTATACACGTCACCCTCGTCATATATAGATTCTGAGATTTCCTTTGCTTCAAACAAGTTATCTCTCAACACCGGATCAGGGAATCCAGCATCAGATGATTGCTCCTGAAAAGGCTGGGTGTGATCCTCTATCAGTACACGTTCATTGTAGACATGAGTTGTGCAGCTCGTTAAAAGAGTCACTACTGGTGGGAGGAGAATGTACCTTCGTACTTTCATCCAGCAGTGACTCGTATTCATTTGTCTGCTTTCTTCTCGATCAGATCAAAGATCTTATCTAGCTTTGATTCGATCCTAACAATATCATCATGGTAATCATCACGCCTTATGAACTTGTCATTCATCTGAGACTGACACTCAAACATCTGCTTCTCTAGTGCCTTAATGTCTGCAATAACAGAACGCACCATCCAGCCACCGAACGACACAAGCAGTGTAAGTATAGCGTTCCAGAAGAGAGCGGCATCCATGACTTTATGAATAGAATGTTGCAGTAATGATAGTGTTTCCAATAGGTGCAATCACATCAAAGGTATCTCCAGCCTCACACTTGCGACCAGAAGGATTAAGCTCTTGATTGCCAGTAGTCCAGGTTGCAGAGGATGGAACCGTTGCAGCAGAACCATCATAACGAACGTAGAAGTCTCCGTTACCAGAGAACACAACAAACTCAGCACTTGCTGGAGCCGTTAGTTGCTGGTTAGTAGAGCCTGCAAGTTTAACCTCATAGAAGGTATCGGATGGGGTAATGCAATCGGTTGCGTTACCGTTAGCCCCGCCATGTATTAGTAGTGAGATCATTAGTTATTCTCCTATACGTCTGTTGCATCTGCAAACTCTGGAAGAGTCTTTAGGTGTAAGTAAGCCTGGGTAACTGGATTGTCACCTTCTAAATTATATTCACAAGAGTACATATCAACGCCAAAACTAACCGATTCATTTGAATCTTTGTATGAATTTACAGTAAATTGCATTGCTGTGTTTGATGGTAAAGATATTTGTTCTACTCGGTGATAAGCATCTGTTGCTGTAAAACCTTGTTGTGTTGTTACTGTATTTTGTAAAGCCATTATATTCTCCTATTATGAAAAGCTTGTGTAAACTGGAACATATCCTACAATATTGCCAGCGTTATCGTAAATAGGCATAGCCTTAATTATTGTGGACACTGATGTTGCTGTGTTTAGAGCTGCTGTGCCTATTGCACCATTATTGTAAACTGTCATAACTTTAGTGCCGTTGTTATCTTTTACTCCAGAGACTGCAAGGTTTGGTGAAGAGCCGCCATTCTGACTAGTATATAAAGCAAGACCATCACGCTCTATTTTGTTATAGCTGGTATAACCGTCTGTGTATGTAAAGTCAAGTGAGCCTTCAACTGTTGTGTTTATAACTCTTCTAGCAGAACCTTTAGTTATTGTGTTGTTATATACTGCTGTATATAGAGTAACAGGAATAGCACTAGACGTTGTGGTGGTAGAAACATATAAAACACAATCACTCATAATATTGCCACCTGAGTTAACAGCAGTAATATCTGCTGTGTCTGCTGTACCACTAATATCTAGGTATATCTGACAGTTGCTTGTAGCACCAGTTAATCCACTCGAACCAGCACTTGCGCCGCCAATCCTCGCTTTATAGTCAACATTATTAGCATAACCATAGACTGAGATTCTAGCGTTATGGACGTAAGTACATACCAAGCCATCAACACCTGTATTTAATGTAGTCGACCAAGCGCTACCATTAGGGTCAAGCTCTAAATTAGCCTTTGTCTTATTGTTGACAATATTAATATCGTAATCACCACCGTGTAATCGCCATAGAGTAACACTGTGCTGACAATTAATAGCAGTTCCTTTGATATTTGTACCTGAATTATATCCTGATGGAATAGCTACACCTGATCCTGGAGAGCCTGCTATAAATCCGTACCAACAGTCCTCTGCAATACCGTCAATATTAATAGCACCCTTCTCATTAACAATATCATCAAGTGTAGGGTTTACATCAAAACCATATACACAACCTTTAGCGATACAGTTTTGTATAGTTATAGTTCCTAATTCTGGAGCAATGTTAGTCATTTGAAATGTAAACCCTTTACCGCCATCAAGAGAAGCAGGCTTCTCCAAATAAGGTAAGTCAAAAGCATACACATTTTCAAGAGTGATGTTATCACCACCTCCTGTAAAAGATACAGCATTAGAACCAGCACCTGCTGAACCAGTTAGCTCTGCTGTGATTGATAAGTCTCTAACGTGAAAATTCTTAGCACCGTTAATCTGTAATACGTCCGCACCCGCAGCACTTTTAGTCTTTAATATGGTTGATCTACCATCGCCAAACACCGTTATGTTTTTACAATCAAGCAATGAAGAAGGTGCAGAGCCATCGACTCTACCCATAGGCATACTATATGTTTCATTTACATAAGTTCCACTAGGGAAATACATATCTTTACTATTTGCTAAACAATATATCCAAGCGTTTAGAATGGCAGTTCTGTCATCTGTGACCCCATCACCCAATGCGCCAAAGTCTCTAACATTGACTGGTGCGCCATCCGTCATTCTATTTGTTGCTTTCGTTAATGCCATTATGCGTTCTCCAGTGTTTCAATTCTTGCGATAGCTTCTTGTAATGCTGACACTAATAAAGGTACAAGTTTAGACTGGTCAATTCCTTGATATTCTGGTACTGATGCCTCTTTAACATCGCCTATATTTTTACCTTCTGGTAATTCATCGTCTGCTGTATATAATACTTCAGCAGTCATAGCATCTTTAGTGCCGTGTACTGATTCAGGTACTACCTCTTGTGCTTCGTGTGCTAGGAAACCGTCTACTGTTCTATCTTCACCGATAAAGTTGAACTTACTTGGACTAAGGTTCTTTAATCTATCAATAGAACCTGTCATAGGCACTACGTTTTCTTTTAAACGATAGTCTGATGCAGTAGCATAAGTTGTTGTTCCACCACTAGCATAAATATAGCCAGCGTACGTAGAGCCTGTGCCTGTATAAAAGAAATCAACATATCCCGCACCACTTGTTACTCTGGTGGATTTAGCGTAATCTGTGCCAACTGAAACGCTGCCCCAAGTACCGTTGCTAGTAGATGTACTTGTTAATTTGCCGTTAATACCTACGTTCTCACTGCTATCAATAGTAATAGCAGTAGAGGTAGCATTATCATCAATACCAGTAGAGGCGAAGTCAGAGATAGTACCACCATCAATCTTATCACCACTAATAGTATCATCTGGAAAGTCTGCGTTCTCTAACGTACCATCAACTACTGATGAGCCTGTTACGTTCTTACTTGAGTTTCCGTTATTGTACATAATTTAATTTCCTATTAAGCTGTAATTGCGCCAAAGTCCTTTACATTGACTGGTGCGCCCTCAATCATCGAATTGCTTGCTTTGTTTAGTGCCATTGTTAAATCCTGTTGAAGTTAGTTAGGGTCATAGCCTGTCTTTTACAAAAGTGTTAGCTTGCCAGTCCCAACCATAGTCACATAAAAGTAAACTTCTGACATGGTTGAAAGAATCGCTGTGTTAAAGTCAGACGTAACACTGAATGTTACATTGTCAGAATTTTCTGTTGCCGATATTTCAAGTGTTGTAATTGAGAAGTTAGCACTGTCCGCTTCTTGAACTGACGCAATAGATTGCTTTGTCGTAGTAAATGCACTTTGAGCCGATCTGTCTTGGATCAAAAATACACTTTCTTCAAGCGCACGACCCCATCCGTTGAAACTTTCATAAACTCGAACCTTGAGGTAAACAGGTGGATATGGACTGCCTGTTGTCATGCCTTCAATCTTAAAAACATCTGTTGCAGTATTATCAGCAAGACTTGTAATCTTAAATATATGCTCTTCTTTATTCTGAGCAGTATTTAAATATGGATTATCGGGTGTAATGTATGCGGCTGTTCTAAGCCCATCAGGTTTACTTACCCATGACCAATCGAAGCCGTTGATATTAATGCGATTGTCATTACTCCAAGTTAAACCGCCCGTGTTAAATGCAGTTTTCTTTGTAGAATGATCGTTTGAGCCAACACGGAAACCATAAAAATTTATTATTTCATCCTTGTTAAAGGTGCCATTAAAAATAACACCGGATGATCCAGACGAAGGAAGATCAACAAACCCGCCAAAAACATTTAGCTGAGGCTGGCCGTTACTTGTTAGTGTTGCTGGTTCGATTCGAATGCTTTGGCCGGCCCTTTCACAATACGGTGAAATTATGTCAACTTGGCTATTCATTGAAATCAAAAACCCACGATTTACGTTTTCACTATCACAGTGCTGTAAAACCAAATTGCCTTTACCAACATTAATATCAAAACCGGAGCCAGAGCCAGTATTGCCTGCGCCAATAGCATAAACTTCTTTGAGTCGATTAACGTAGTTTGTGCCTCGAACCTTAACAATAGCCGCCACATGACTTGAGGAAACAGTAACATTTTGGATGCGTATATTTTCTAAGTTACAACGATAAGCATCGTTTAAGTATATTATGTAATCTTGTGCATTCGTTACATTCGTACAGTTGATAAACATATCTTTAATACGAATATTAAAAGCAAACCCCCCATCAACTAGATCACCATCAATTTTAAATGCGGCACAATCGTATGGCACAATCTGTGTACCGCTAAAGTTATAAACTTCGCCTTGCAAAAAAACATTTGTATCAAGTTGAATGGTGCTTGTGATTTTATAAGTACCACTAGGAAAATAAATAACGGATTGAGTATTGGCATCAATAGCCGCCTGTATAGCCGCAGTATCATCTGTAGTGCCATCACCCACAGCACCAAAGTCTTTAACTGATACTGACTCTTGTAGCTTGTTCTCTACTGTTCTACTCTGTGCGCCTGTGCCACCCTGATTGTAGGTGACACCCTGCGCTGTAGTTGCATCCCCTAGATAGGCGTTATAGCGAACCTGAATGTCACTATTATCAGGTGGTGCAGTAGTGAAGGTTACTGTAGTGCCAGAAGCAGTATATGTATCTGTGTGCTGAGTAATACCATCAATATCTACAATCACCGATTGCTCATTAGGAATATCTGTAATGGCTCCAGTGATCGTAAATGCTACTGTAGAACCATCACCTGTGAATTGATAAGAGGTTGCCAGTACGCCAGAACCTAGTGCTGCCCCTACCGCTCCATCAATCTCTGCAATGGTTGAGGAGGTTACTGCTACATCACCGTTGGCATCAAAGCCTAGTGCGTATGTTGCCCTAGTCGCTGCAGCAGGTAGTTCCATGTCTGTAGCTGTATCTGACCAGGACTGATGAATAGCCCTTGTTGCTGCTGTTTCATTCTGTCCTATCTGTGCAGTAATGGTATCCAGTTCTGTATTTAACTGCGTGATATTGAATGGGCCATTAGTGGGGAAATCTGTAGTTCTGGCTACCCCCACATCTCTATAGACTGTTACTGTTACATTGGTTACGCCTGATGTTAAAGTAACTGTGCCTCCACTATATCCCTCATCTACTGCTGTTCCGGCAATAGTATAATCAGTGGTGATTGTTTGTAATGCGCTGTCTACATAAACAACAATGTCTGCATCTGCAAAGTAAGCAAAAGGTATTGTGAAATCTGTTGTAGATGCGCTACCAACCGTATATTGAATATAAGGTGTGGTATCCGGGATCGTTATGTGTGCCATTATCTATTCCTCAAGTTCTTCGGCAAGTGTTCTTTGCGCTCTAGTCCAGGTATCTGACCAAAACCACAAGTTCTGATATGGAAGCATATACCTAATTGCTCTTGCTTGTTCATTTCCTGTAGCTCCGCTATCTGATAAAGCATAAGCAAACTGCAACCATTGTGATGCAACAGGGCCAAGTGGTGCGCCTGTTCTCTGTGCCCAATTAGGATCTTTTATAACTTGATCCACGCCCATAACTGGTCTTAATCCCAGTTCACCCCCGCTTGCCATCTCGATAGCACTATTTATATCTGAGAATATACCCGTTATACCAGATCTTTCAACTGATCTAAAGATAATATCTTTAGTATCCAGCTCAACCCAATCAGGTCTTCTTGCATAATCTACCGCAGCAGCCAGGGCAATCATGCTAGTAATACCAGCTAATGCACTCTTATCCTTTTGCTGCAAAGCACTCATCATAATACGCTGAGTAGCGGAGAGTCCAAAACCTCTATACTGCATAAGTACGGAACCAAGGGGCTTAGACATAAAGTTAAACTTATCCGCAGCACCAGGAGTAATTACTGCGTTATTTACTTCTGTAGCTAGAATAGCTCTAAAGGTACGCACCGCTTCCTGGTCTGACCATTCCGCAGTATTGGCCAGGAATAAAGATTCTCCTTTCTGAGAACCTGCTTCTTCCCATTGACGAACCACTCTCTTTGCCCAATCAAGATCAATACCTACTGCTGCAAGCCTTTCAATCCTCTCCACTGGAAGCTCGCCTTTAGTCCATTTAATAGAATCCTCAATCATTCTGGATTGAATCATCGTACCTGCAAATCTCTTTGCGTTGTCAGTCCATACAGAGAGAAGATTTACAAAGAAGAATGGCCCTGTCTGTTGGTGAATCCACTTTTCCAATTTACCCATTCCATGATAACCACCACCAATATCTGAGATTTGGTGCATACGAGTAGCCGTAGTAACATCTAAAGCCTCCCCCGCTTGCTCAACCTCAAGACCACCTTTATACCATTCGGATGCTGGGCCTTTCTCTAGGCGATCTGTCATATTCTTAACAAGACCGCCAAAGGTATTACCAAACCCTTCAGACATAACTACTCGGCCACCATCGGCCAAAGCTGCCATCCAAGCCTTACCCATCAAAGCAAGAACATTCCACGCCTTTAGATTACGAAGAACTTTCACATGAAGCGCATCGGGATTATCAGGCACACCAAATACACCAAGAACCTTATCTCGGAGATCTTCTGTAGCCTGAACAAGTCTCGCTTTCTCTTTTGTTAGAGCTTTTTCTAAGTGAGGATTAGCTGCAATCTCATCATCAATCAGACGAGTAAGCTCCTCCATTCTTGACTCAATACGAAAGTCTCCAAACTTACGAGCCATCTCAATAACAGGAGCCATTTTCATTACATAATGCTGGCCTACAATATCAATATCCTGCTCCAAGAACTCAGCAAAGTCATGGTCATCAATATCAAGTTTTCTGACTAACAAGGGGCTAGGGCCACCAACTCCCTTAGTCTTGCCCTTCTTTAACTGCTCTTCCAAATTACGAATCTGAGCCTCTTTAACCTCTCTGGCAGAGACACCAGGAATAATCTCTTTATTTCCTACAGTCTCTATCTCTCGTTTTAATTGCTCGATACGGTTTTGAGTATTGGCAGTACGATCACCCTTCTCCATAATTCCAATCGTATCATTGAAGGTAGCTTCTTTCTTGATTGTGGCTACAGTCTCTCTAACTCTAGCCTCAAGATTAACCTCATCCAGAGAGAGCCTTTCCAGTTTACCACCTACCCATACATAAGGATTCTTCCGAAAGTGCGTTCTTAATTTATCAGTAAAAGCATCTTCATTTTTAGTGATCGCATCCATGCGCCACATGCGATGAAAGTATTTACGCCCCTCTCTACCCTCTGAATTCTTCAGTAGCTCAACAAGAGACTCAGCCTCATCTAGCTGGAACAGAGCGGCCTCTGGATCTTTGCCAGTAGCCCTAGCCTCATCAACCCTAGCTTTCCAATACTCAACATTCTGTTTTGCTCTTCTAGTAGATTGAAACACTCCTGTCTCTTTAGCAGCATCTTCAAACTTAATGAACACCTCTCGCCATGCACGAACAGCCTCATCAATGTGAGGGTCATTCGTTGGACGATCATTGTTCATCAAGGCACGGCCAACTGATTTTCTAAACTCATCAATCTTAACCTTACCCTCTGGAGGTTTTTTACCAAAGAACTGTATACTCTTCTCGCTTACAACCTGTCCTCTAGTTGCACCAGCTTTACCAATATAATCCAAATAGATCTTATCGGTTGTCTCCATTGCAGTACGGTAAGGATAGAGCCACTGTTTAGCCAGCATCTCTACAGAGATAGGAGGAGCAACCCCCTCTCTAGCCCCCTCAATAGTCAATCCTGGTGAGCCAGCAATCTCATGAGCCAGCTTCATCCAATCTGCAGCAAGATGAGGAGCAATATCTTTGAGCTTTGTATTCTTGAGAAGATACCAAGGCATCTGAGAAATGTTCATCTTCTCAAGACCCATAGCACTTTTGAGAGCCAGAGCATCTATATCATCTATAGACTCAAGATCCTTGATTCTGGAACTAATGTTCTCCAGATCATCACGCATACCACGCATAGATTGTTCAATGGGAGCAATCCTACTCTCCATCTTCTCAGCCTCACGCTCTAATGCCCCTGCCTTGTTAATATCCTGAGTGCGCCATGATTTACTGCCTCTTGTCTCAGCACGTTTACGGATCTCTTTGGCTTCTTTTCTACGCTGTTTAGCCCCTTCTTTCAGAGTAATAGCAGACTTCTCTCTGGTTTTTAGTCGTTGAGCAGCTTTAGCCTGCGTATCCAGAACCTCTTCAGGAATAATAATCTTTTGAATTTGGGCTGTATCAAGACCAATCTTCTCAAAAGCAATTTCATTTGCAGCTCTCTCAAACTCAATAGCTACAGGACTCATTCGATCTTCAGGATATACACCTCTCCCTGCATGACCTAACTTAATATGGGCTAACTCATGCTCAAGAATAAACTCTACATACTTATCCTCTCCACCATGACGATCAAACCAATCCTTTAACTTGACTAGATCTATATCCTCAAAGACTTTTTCTTTCTGTTTGGCAGCTCCAGTACCAATACCTCTCAGATAATTGAACCCAGTTCTATAGTCTTCTCGGATCTTAGCCTCATCAAATCTGACCTCCATTCTCTTACCAGAAGCTTGAGCAAGATTCTCTGTCTCGCCAGCAATCAACTTATAACCCTGTTGGGCAAGCCCTGTTTCAGCATCAGAAATAACCTCTGATACAGCTTTCTGGACTACAGGTTTAATCTCTGAATCAGATCTTCTGAAGATATTGTTCAGTCTGTCTCCAATAGCACGAACAGAACCAACGCCACCATGTCCGGCACCTCCAGCTCTACGCCCTACATGACCAGAGAAACCACCTAATGCAGTACCTAAGATAGTACCTGCACCAATAGCAATCGCAGTCTCTTCAAAGGTTGATGTTGGATCTAGTTTATGTCGAGTAACTTCTGAAGCCGATACGCTTCCAAGTACAGGCATGGCAGTCTTCTTCATGCCTTTAACAAACCCTAACCCCTTTGCTATAGGAATAGGCACATAAGTAACAGGGTCTACAAATGCGGAGAGAAATCTACTCCATCCAGCACCACCAACCTCTAGTTCTCTCTTGAGCATAATGTTCTTGTCAGCAAGAGTGCGGAAATAATAGCTTTCGCCTGGAGAACGAGAATCCATCACAAATCGCTCATAACCTTCATTATCAGCATCTAATAGAGGATTATAGTAAGGATCATCCTCCCATCTCCCCATAGCTTGCATAGCCTCTGCTTTAGCTGAGGCAGCTAATCCAAGCTCTCCCACCCAGGTATCGACCATGACAGAGCGAAAAAAATTATCCATCGGATCATATTCACCCGATACACCAACAAGCTCTCTCTCCTGACCTGGAGGATAAAACCCAGGAATTGCAGTTAGTAGTTTTTCGCTAGGATCTTCAGCCATGATTATTTCTTGTACTTGTTAAAGTACCACCAGTCAAAACTTTTCACAGGTAGCTCGGAATACTTTTGTCCTGTAACCCAGCTATCATAATGCCCTGCAAGATCCTTTCTATCTTTTGCAGGAATCTTTTGGGTAGTACGTTCACCTAATTCTGTGCGATGAATACCCTTTGTCGCTACTCGGTAACATCCTTTTGGCCCCATCCGGTATCCTGGAGGACACTCACTAGGAAGTCTGTCAATAGCTCTAATCCCAGGCTTCCCGCCCATTGGTGATTCATCATGCCAATCAATATCAATTGGCCCTACAGGGACAGACGTTTGCGGATGACGAGTCATTGCATTGCGTATTACTACAAGAGCCTCTATATCAGCACGTACCTCTGGAGTTGGATTCCTCCAGTACATATTGGTCATAGCCTCAAGTGCTTGATCTGTTTTAGTAATACCATTACGGATTATTGAGACTTCACGACTCAAGGGGCGCAGATCAATTTCTACAATATGACCATCTCTATCCAGAACTTCTGTACCAATCAGATCTTGCCCTACAATATTTTCTACATTATTCCTTACTAACTTATAGACAGGCTGACCATCTCTCCCCATACGATGAAATATTAGTTTTGTTCCTGTTCCTACAGGAGCAGCCTCATTAGGAGCAAATAGATAATCACCATCTGTTCTGTCTTGAATCTCAAACCGTACAAAATTCTTAACAGCTTGTTGTGATAATTTAGGGTACGCTTTTGATACAGGGTACTCTGTCCATCCTTCCCCAAACATAAAAGGATCACCATGCCCCCAACGGGTTTTGGTAATTCTGTCATAAGCTAACTCAGCAGCCTGTCTACCTGCTGACGGCATATCTCCTTCTGCCTCTTCATAGGTCTCAGGAATAATAGAGTAAAGCTCATTTCGCATCTTATTAGGGAATCGGGGTTTATCAAAACCAAACCAAGGGTCTAATTGCTCATCAATATATCCAGTAGCAGCATCTCTAGCTTCCCTGTCAAGATCCTTCCAATGCAGACGTGTCTCTCCATTGAATACTTTCTGCACCCTCTCTAGGAAATTAACATCAGTAGGGAATGTGCCAGCTAGCTCAATAGCTGATCTCATGTATTCATATGTACGAAATGCCTCATTACCAATCTGGTTTTTAACATTGTCCTTGGTAAGGAATTTACGATGATTATCCATATACTCATAGACTTTGTAGGCATTCTGAATTCTCTCAGCATCTCCAGAACTGATAGCAGATACTAAGTCTGCAGCCAAAGATGGAGGAATAATACCTGTCCTCAGAACAGGGGCAGCTTTACTAATTGCCTCCCTGAATCCCCCTTCTTGCCAATCAATTTCTTCAACATTATGATAGGTTCTTAGGTATTGATCTGCAAAGTTACGGGCATCCTTAGTAGGATTTAGTGAGCCTGTCCTGTTACGAATATACCCAGCAAATTCTTCTTGCCCTTTGGCTGGCTTGCTTAATTCTTTAATATAGTTAGATAAAACTGTATGTTGCCCTTTCAGTCTTTCTATACGATTACTTAATGTCTGCCCTGAAACAAAAGCCTTACGATCTTCTTCATCAAGATAGTATCCTGGAACAGCAGCCAACAATTCAGGTTTAAGAGCATTTTCCATCTCCTGTAGAGAGGCAAGATACTCTCTTTCAGTTTGGGCCATATCGCCACGCTCATAGATAAATGCTCTAGCTTGAAGGGTTTTTTGAACCATATCAGCCTTAGCTTCATTATTTGAGGTACGGATGCTGCTTTCAAGGGCAGCAATACCAGATACAGCACGATCATATGCTTCTGTATCCCCATCCCTTGTAGCAATTGTGGCAATATTCTGAAACTCTGCCATGCTATCTTGCCAAGCAGCAGCCTCTAGTTTTTGATGGCTAACAGTTAGATCACGTTGTCTTGCAGCAATATTACTAAGATCAATAGCCAGAGATCTACGCTCTTTGGCATCAGGAATTAGAGAAGATATAGAAACCTCCTCTACTGCAATAGACTTGCTTTCAGGATCAAAGCGTAGAGTTTTTACTTTAATATCACCAATACCAATAGCACTGGTAATTTCAGCCATTTTAAGATCCTCTTCAGGAGAGATCCCATTAGGTAGCATATCATTGATCTGTCCAATTAGTTGACCACGAGCCAATCTTGACCCAGCATCATTCAGAGCTCTAACTGCTGCTTCAACAGGGTAATCTCCAACAGTTACACCAGAATAGATTGTATCAGCAAGATTCGTGTATATTTGCCGTAGACCAGGATCATCAATTCCGTGATTAAGAATTCCTGTCTCTAACTGACCCATGAAACTACTAATCGTACTTTCTCTTGCCTCTTTATTTAGCTTTCTATCTCTAGCAATTTTCTTTGTACGAAGATCGTTATAAAGAGTTTGCTGACGAGGCTGCAGCTTCATAGCCACAGAAGCCTGAATACGAGGATCTAACTTGGAAAGAGTTGTCTCAAGGTATGATTGGCTAGTAGCCTCAAAGAGACCAAAGTCCAGATCTTCTAATCTATCTGCGTGCCACGCATCCATCTGACCCCATGCAGTTAGAGTGGCGTTATTAGCATTGCGTTGTGATGCAATATTATTCCAGGTCTTATTGTATTTATTATCAAATAATCCAGGATCTCTTCGAGGAATCTGAGATATAAATTCAGCATTAACAGGATTACCATTAGCATCAGTCACATAGCTATTCTCAGTATCAAGAAAAGCCTCCTGATACTTTTGAGTAGGAGTTGTAACAACATCCTGCTCCGCTTGCTGCCTAGCTTTTGTTAATGCTTTCTCCTGAAAGAGATCAGAGAATTGATCTGCTACTTGAGCAAACTGCTGAATACTTCTAGCTGAAGCCTTTAGACTTGTAGCAGGAACAATCCCTACAGGTCTAACTACTGAGGTTTTGTTTACTGCATATCGTTCTAACTTTGCCATTATTTTTTCCTAGCATCTTCAGGTATTTACAGATGCAGCGGGGGCAGGAATTTGCGCCTGTTTCCATTTGGAGTAACCACCAAGCATCGTAGAACCAGCCTGACCATAAGCTGACCACATGGCAGCCTTACCACTCATTTTACTTTCAAATGCACCTAATCCATATTTACGAACATTAGCCAGGCCCATCAATCGAACTCCAGCAATATCCCATTGAGACTCTTCTATATTTTCCTCACGTAAGGCAAGGAATGAAGCGGACTCCCAAGGCTCATATCCTTTGGATGCCGCCAATGCAAGATTGGCACTATTGATTCGATTCATTTCAGCTTCACGAGCTGCTGCATCTTCCAATGCCTGAATCTTAGCCATCTCTTGCTGTTCTTTATATTGCTGTGCTTCAGCTTCCGCTGCTGCTTTGGCATATCTTCCAGCTTGAATAGAGGAGACTGCACTGACAGCAGTGGACGCAAGCATTGCTGTAGCTGGATTCATTAGTATGCTACCTCCATCATTAGTCCTAGTAACGTCATCTCTAGTGGGCATGGACAACTCATTGTTATCTGCCCCTCCTTATCCCATCCTAACAGATAGAATCTGAATCTACCTGTTTTGGCAGTAGGTGGTTTTGATAAATCATCTGTAACATCACGCATAAGTAGTGAGTTACCCTCAACACTAGCAACCATTGAACTATCCAAAACCATATCAACAGCAGATATTCTTTTGGGTAATCCAGTAATCTGTCCATCACTAGCTTGCCAATCCATAGGCATAGTCTTAGCGGTTGCTGTATATTTGAATCCTGCGGTTATTGTATAAGTAGTATATCCACCTGTAAGGGTAATTACTCCACCAGCAGTAGGCGTATACTCTTCAAGATAGAAAGCATTTTTGTGATAATCAGCATGAGAAGTTTGCTCATGATCTGCTACAACAGAGATCTCTTCTTGTGCAAGATGTGTGAATCCTGAAAATGTGGCTGTAGCTGATCCGCTAGTAACAGATTTGGAACAATCCAGCGTCACTGAATCATCTAGTCTCTCCAGGTAATGTTTTGTAACACTATTAATAGTACGCTCTACATAGAGATACAAATTCTCTTCCATGGCTACTACATCTTTAACCAGGCCATCAGTCTCCCACTTAAACCATGCAGAGATATTTTCTGCTCTAGCAGCATGATAGACAAGCAGCGTTCCATCATCATTAACAAAAAAAGCAAACTGTTCAGGTCGTTTTTCCATCCCATAAACTACGGCTGAATCCTTAATGCCATCCTCATCAATAAGATTGGTAGCTATAAGTGAGATTGCGTTAGGAGTATACCCACCCTCAATCTCTTCCCAGCGCATCTCACGAATAACCTTACCCGCCCCTTGAACAAATAGTGTTGCACGATCAAAAGTAACAGGACGTACATCACTTGTTCCATAAGATGCTTGTCTTCGTATATTGAAGTCTGCTGGAATCAAGGGGGAATTTTCAGATTCAGGACAATAGAATTCTGCCTGATCTGTAAATACCTGAAGATGCCCTGCTGATACAAGATGGTTAATGCTATTAACCTGATCTGAGGCAATTGGAGCCTGAATACTATCACTATCCTGCGCAGTACCTACATCAAAAGTAAAGAAGTCTGCTACAGCAGAACTAAACAAATGTGCGGGAAGCTCCTTAGATCCACCAAACCATAGTCTCTGACTATGAAAGATTACGGATCTGGCATATCCTCGTTCATCACTAAACACCTCTTCCTGCCAATCCTTTGTAGCTTCAGGAGTAGCAGTATCAGCTACAGTTGTTACAGTAACTTCAGCACCAGACTCGCCACCTACAGTTAGCTCACTAGCCCCATTAGTCTTGAACTTGGCATTCTTCAGATTAGCAACAGTGATTTGTGTATCGCTATCTACAGATACAATCTCACCCTCTGCCTGAGAATCTGTCTGAGTAACAACCTCGCCTACAACAAATTGGTTACATCCTCCACCAGAAGCAGTTAATGTCTGGTCTGTGAACAGGTCTTCATTTGTTGTAGCACTAACTACAGTAGCAGAAGTGTATCCGGTAATTGTTGCTTGCTGTCCATGAATAGAAACTCTTGCTCCTACATGATCTGTAGTCCAGTGATTAGCTGATGTTGTTAAAGTAATAGACCCCGATGTTCCATTAGCATCAATCGTCACATCACTATCCGCAAACTTATAGAAAGGAGCATACTTCTTTCCAGTATCCCCTGTCTCAAAATCCAGATCAGCTAAAGTAAAAGTAGTGGCCCCTGTACGGGTGAGTTTTTGCATAGCAAAATCCTCATGTACAAGAATCATCACATCACTTCGCTGGGTATAACGAACCTCATAAAGATTGCTTGTAGTCCATGGCACGCCAGAAGATATTGTCTGATGCAATGTTCCATCAACCCCATAGATATACATCTTGGCGTTAGCCAGAGCAATAATATAAAGCTGAGATTCATTAAAGATAAAAGGAATCAATCTTACTGCTTCAGTTAAGTCCTGAAGATAGACTGTACCTGGTCTTTTCTTAATTCCTCCCTGAACAAGAGGAGAGAAGTTTGTTAGAGTGTCTGCCCCATTAACATACGCTTTCGTATCAGTACGAGAAGCCATTAACGGGTCAAGTTGTCCAGCCGAGAAATTGGTCTGGAAAGTTCTTACCCGTTTCATATTACATCCTGTAATCAGTAATACGTGTCAGATCAACCTTTCTAGTTGTCTGAGCAGAACTATCTACATGCCTTGCCTTTCTAAACTGAAACTCAGCTTTCTCATCGAACAATTGAGCTAGATCTGGCTGTACTGTTACACCACTTGCCAGCGCAGCAGCCAATCTATATTCAATACCGATCCTGAAATATGGAGGCCATTCAACTACATCTGGCACAAAGATTCCATCAAGAACCACTGTATCAGATGAGCCAGCATCACAGTAAATCATATCGTCATAACGATCATAAGTAATAGGAGCATCACTAACAGTAACAGCTCTTATCATCAATATATCGTTTGGAATTTGGTAGGCAGCATCCCATCGGGAAGATGGAGTTGCTGTTAAACGATTCAATGTTTTCTGTGACATAGCAAATCGCCATGGATATACAGAAAGTTCTGCCTCTACTATCTCATCATAGATAGCATTAAGAACAATGCCCTCGGTTGAATCGTCAGAGAAAGATGTAATTGGGGCAATCCCAATTAAAGCACATGCTTTTTGTGCTACTGCAACCGTACTTGTTGCACCCATAATCTCTCTCCTTAAAGAAGAGGAGAGAGGCTACATGAAGTAACCCCTCCCCACTTTTACTAGGTTCCGTTTACTACAGTTACAGTAGTTGCGCCAGTTGCGCTAGATACTGCAAGCAGATCAACAGAAGTTTGGTCGGTATCGACAGCGATAATTACTGTACCCTGCTCTACTTCCGCATACGCATTATTGAAATAGCCGGAGCCAGCAATAGTTGCGATTGCATCAGTAGTAGTGTAAAGGTACAGAGCCTTATCACCAACATTGATACGCTTAAAGCTAGATGCGCTAAATGCCATGATAGTTCTCCTTATGACTCAGTATGATCTACTTTGTAAACGCCATTGTCGTCAATCAATGCAGCACCTTGAGACATGGAAGCAACGATCAGGTTAGCCTGTTCCTTACCCTGCCAAGTAACATCAATTCCAACTTCGGCTCCAGAAGCAGCACCTACAGCAGATCTATGATATGCAAGTGAGCTACGAACGGATCCAGTTTTACTCAAACCAGAGTGAGTCATGACAAAGAATGACATGAAACGCTTAGCTGAGAATCCTGCACCCTTCCAAGGAAGTTCTGCCTCTGGAACATAATCACGAGAAGCAAACTCGGAAATGCCCATAAGATCAGTCCAGCCTTGAGGAGATACCAATAGATAACGCTGTCCATCATCAGCAACATCGTTATTACCGAATGCCTCATAAACCGTTTCCAGTTTAGCTTTAGTTACGCCACCAGCATCAGCAGTATCATTACCAGACCCGTCAAGAGCATCAATAATAAGCTGATCTGACTGACGACCAAGCGCAGCAGAAAGGGATGTGGCAACAGCACCACGCTCGTCATGCTGAATCTTCAGCTCATCCAGCTTATCAACATACTCACCAAGATAGTAGTCGCTTAAAGAAGCCTCTACATTAGTATGTACTAGATTAGCCAGTGGAACCTGGGCATTACGAGATTTGGTAGCAGCAGTGCCAGTACCGATTTTCTGGAAAGTAGTAGACTCACCAGTTATATTTGTCTTGCGACGTACAGTATTAAGAAGTTTGGCCCCCATGCGCTGAAAAGCAAGATGAACCTCACTCTCAAACTGTTTTACAAAGGCCGTATCAATTGTATTAGCCATTACAGTTCTCCATTAAAGTGAAACAAGTTGTCAGCGGTTGTCCTTTACATCTCTAATTCGGTTACCAGGGGGCCGAATCTTTCTTGTAATGGGGCCGTTGTGTGAAGATTAGAGTGTATTTTTTCAAATTGCAACCCTAACCATATAATTTTTGCCACATTTCTGTAACTTTAGTTCGATAACCATCATCCATTTCACCTGGCTTCCAGTATCGAGGATCATCCATCATCGCCCTAATATCATCTTCTGAGTTAGATCCGGTAGATGGTTCTCCCCCGAAGCTGGAAATAGAAGGTTCTCCTTCAATACCAATTAGCTTTTCAAGAACCTGAATTGCATCGGCATTGATAGCAAAATCTGCCATTACATTATATTCATCTTCGGAAAGATTTTTAGAAAGATAAAGATCTACCCGATCAATACGCTCTTGTGCATTATCTCCAAGAGTTTTCATCTCTGCTGCTTTATCAGGAACACCACTAACTAGCATTTCTGTATACTTGTTAATTCCTTCCTGGAACTCATCTTGTGTCATGCCTCTGGCAAAAGCAGTATCTTTCCACCATCCAAGCATAGGATCATCTTCAGCAGTTTGAATCTCCCACCCTTCAGGTAATCCCTCTTTAGGAAATTCATAGGCATATCCATCAATAGATTCAGGCACACCCTCTCTAGGCTTATTAACTTCTGCCTGTAACTCTTCTTTTAATGCAGAAGCACGTTGTCCAAACTTACTTTCAAGTTCAGTATAGGACTTAGCTAACACTTCCACATTAGGAGAAGACTCTTCAGTATTCCAAAACTTCTCAGGTAAATATTCAGGACGTTCTACAACAGCAGGTTCGCCCCCTTCTATAACTGTATCAGTTGTCGTGTCTGTCACGGCTGATTCTCCTTCGCTAGTTTGAGTCGTTGTTCAATGATACCTACGATAAAACGCTGCCCCTCCATATGAATCAGAGAGTTAGCATCTAATCCTGGCCCCATTACACGCTCGATTGAGATAGATCGGAGATATTGCAAAGCATATTCTCCGGCTTTATCAGAGAAGCAGAGAGCAAGAGATTCGTTAATCCTTCTCTCTACTTCTTCAGATCTTTGGATTCCGTCTGGTGAACTTAATTTTATAGTCTTCTTCGATAAATTTTTCTTCATGGCATAAGTTGTTGCATTACATCGGCCATACCACCAGCTTGTTCAGGTGCGGGTTGCATTGCTTGCACCTGTTGAGCTGCCCTCTGTTGTGCGATCCTCCTTGCAGCAGGATCAACAACGATTGACTGAGGAATTTCATACCACTCAGCCAATTGTTTTACTGCTTCATCAGCATTGATAAACTGTGATGCCGCCTCTGGCCCCATCGTATTAGTAATCATGCCAATAAAGTTAGTCAATTGTAGAATATCTTGATTTCTTTGCGCTCTTGCTAATGGAGATTTAGCTACAATCTTCACTTCACGCCCATCCACTTTAGGAATATCTATCCTTCCCTGCTTTTTGAGGATAGAAATTACCCTACGAAGTACAGGATTTACAAACTCAGCTTGCAAGCGACCATAAGCAGAACCAATAATCTCTGCTAGATTAGCCTGTCTTGCAGCCACTTCTGTTGCAGACATTGGAGTTGTATCAGTCTTTCCAAGATCTTGATTATAAAGGGCTTTCCTAATATTATCCTGCATAGCAGGAATAATAAGTTGAGATACATCAAAATTTGCAGGGGATTGTACGCCCTGTAATCCACGAGAATTAGGAGACACGGGAATAATTGTGCCAGGAACAAGATCAATCGTATCTGGATTGATTACCCCATCATCATCCATCTGCCAGATTCCACCAATTGTCATTTGAGCATTCTCAAGCACTAATTGAGTAGTAAGGTTAGCAACCTTGATAGCAGGAAGAGCGTTCATCAAGGGGCCACGACCATAGATCTCACCAGCAGCCTTTGCCCAACGGAAATTCACCCAAGGTCTAGCCCCTTCACCTTTGAATTCACCAGAAACAATTTTAGTCTGGCTTTCAAGATCAATAACACAGTAATAATAAACCTCCTCCTTCTTGTTGCTCCAATCCCTATAAGTAGCATCTATGAGGCTTACCTTGCTATCAGGGTTTCTAATGATGCGATCTTTTAGATCCTGAGATAGTTTAGCTTTAGGCCAGATAGTTTGAATATCTTTACCTTTTACATTGCGTTCACGGAATACGCCATCAATATCATCGAATGGCCCCGAATCCAGAATGACCTGTGACAAAGGAACAGAGAGGAAATTAACAGGATTCTTCTCATCCCCCTCTTCAATCAACATATTTGCAGTACCTACTGCAATATCAAGGAATGATTCATTGGCTTCTTGAGAGAAGTTGGAATGCTGAATAATCTGACCTACATATTCTGTAATCTCATCCAGTTGTCCTTGTATTTCAGTACGCATCTCATCAGGAATATCTGAACCAGGCTCCAAGCGAAACCAAGTAGCAAAGTTTGGCACAATGCCGTGTTGTAGTCTTGATGCAAACTCCTGAACTCCTACTACTGCTGTCTCATCAAAGATCTTATCCATCCTTGATTGACCAGGAGATTCAAAGAAAAAACTCTCCCTTAAAGGAAGAGAGTATTCATAGCATTCCTGCCATACATTCAGCCAATTCTGTCTTGCAGACTTAGCTTTACTGTATCGCTGAATAATTTGTTTTGGATTTGCCATAACTTATCCTAAAGTTTCTTCATCCTCAAAGCCTCGATAGCTTCCGAAGAGTCGGCCACGCTTCTCAAGACGAGCTTGTGTTGCCCCTGCACGTTCTTTAGCTTGTGCAACACGTTTTGCTCTAGCCTCTTCTTCACGCCTTTTACGTGACGCTTCAAGTTCTGGATCAGGGGCGGGCGGTTTAGGGCTGCTAAATAAAAATCCCATGTTAACCTCCTAAAGTATCTTTTTCGCCATAACCCTTAAAGCCACCAGAGAGAAGTCCTTTTGCTCCTGCAAGTCTAGCTCTACGCTTCTTTGCTCTAGCTTTTGCTTCTGAACTATCAGCTACTTTTTTAACTACAGGCTCAGGTCTAGGGGCAGGAGGACTATCTTTACCTCCAATAATATCAGCTACGAATCGAACCATTTTTTTGCTCCATCTTGATAAATAATCGTACCCCCACTTCCCATAATCTTCTTAAAAAGTTGGTAGGGAGTTATCACAAAAAAGCCTCTTATAGAGAGTAACCGCTTGATTGCTTCAACACAGTATAGTATAGGAAAAGAAAAAACGGAACCTTTGTTCTTTTTTGGTCTATAGGAAACTATAGTAGTCTCTGGTCTATTCTTTGCCCAAGACATAACGGCTTTAGCTTGCAAGGGATGATAAATCCATAGCTGCAAATGGCTGGAAGTCCAATCAAGCATTATCCAATGATAAGATCCAGGCTGGTATCCAAGAGCAAAACAGTGTCTAAATCCTTTTCTAGTATGTATAGGATAGAGATAATCCCACCACTTTAGTTCTTCACGATCCGTAAAGATCACCATCCAGTCGAATTCTGGCGGCTCGTCTTGTCCCATCCCCGCGGCTTCCCAAAGCCTGATCTCTGATCCCATATACTCCAATTCTTTCTCCCGTTAGATACTCTAGTTGGTCTATTGGCATTAGTCGTAAGATTTCTACCTTCTCCTGCCCCCAGGAATAAGTATTGGATAGCGTCATGTACGTGACTATACTTATTCTTTGTAGGCTTCTCTTCGTATCTAGCCTCTCCTGACACCTGAATCCTTCTGTAGTGATAGCCGCCACGGAAACCTTTAATCAAGGTTACGCAACCGCTATCAATCAAGAAGCCAGGCATGCCATCTACTAGCCTATTCATAGCAGCCTGGACTGATTCTATACGCAGAACCGGATCATTAGAGGGGGCAGGAACAGCCTTGATCCCATTTGCTCTCAATATCTGGAATGGAGTTACTTCATCTGTCTGTGCTCGGAAGTCACCAGCAGGGTCGCCATAGATATGTAGTTCATTATCTGGGCACACTCTTGAAATCTCATTCCTAAGAAGTTCGGCAAAACGAACAGCTCCCATATCTGTTGTTACTACTTCATGAATCACTGTCCACCTGCCTGACGCAGTACGTTGGGCAAATGCCGCAGCAGGGGTAAGCCCGAAGTCGATCCCAATGTATACATCCGAGTTTGGATCTGTGTGAATCTTCTCTTTGGCTATATGTACTTGCTCGTTGAACATCGGATAGATCGCCTTGCCCTCTTCGATTGTTCCTAGCTTGTTCAGAACATACACGTCTATCCATGATTTGCTCTTTCCCGTAATAATTTTAGGGTAATAGTCGGCAGGAAGATTGTTATAGTTCTCGGCCTTGATATTTCTCCCATACCTAACAACCTCTCCATCCTCATTCTTTACTTCTGTCATCCCTGGAGGCTGAGTATAGAAGTGCCAATCATCAGGCTTAACCATCATCAAGGCATCTTCCCTATTCATATGATCTGGCATAGGAGATTCCCCTGCCATAATAGGCCACCAATGATCGTCTTCAGGGGCATTCGTATCGCAAATAACCCCATACCAACTAGGGCCACCATCCTTCATGCTGGGGAAACGGCCAGCTCGCATGGTGCAGGCATCAACAATAGTCTTTGGAACCTCCCTAGCCTCGTTTACCCACACCCCCGTAAGATCTAGTGAGAGTAATTTTCTTACATCTTCGGGTCTATCAAGGGCCAGGAATAGGACTTCCAGATCTATATCCCCTATTGCTATACGATGTGTATAAGGAACTGACCACATAAACTTCCCGAAGTGTTCTTCAGGAAACCAGTCGATCCATGTCTTAATAGTAGTAGTTTTTAACTGAGGATTAGTATTTCTAACTATTGCCCACCTGCTTTTCCTCTTGCCATCAGGGGATTTCTTCTGCGATGCAGCCTTACGAAAGATCTCTACACAACAAGATACAGATTTACCGCTACCAACGGGGCCACGAATACCACGAAAGAAGGAATCATCCTTCATAAACTCCTTAATCGTATCTCCAGAGGGCTTATACTCGAAGTTATATCCCAATCTTGCCACCCATCATTTGGCTGTCGATAAGTTCTTTGAGTCTTCTTTCCATAATCTCTGGCCCCATAGCCTCAATGATCTTGTCTGCCTCCCGATCCGTATAGAACTCCGGGGGGTTGTATTGAAGAAAGACCTTCTTTGCAACTTCTCTGAGGCGGGATAGGTCATCATAGGATAGATTAGTTAAGAAGCTCATTGTTTCACGTGGAACATTATAGGCAGTTAGTCCAGCAACTAATCCAGACCTACCTGTTTCCCAATGTCCAAGTGTCTTTCAAGAGCGGATGTAGCTTTATCAAGATTAGCACGAGAGAAGTCTGCATCGTAAAAATCGTCATACACAGTATCCGTATTATACATATACTCTGCATCCGTTTCTCTACGGAGAAGCCTTAGACGCTCTTTCTCATATAATTCATCCCCAATATCCGCAGCTCTAGCCTTAGCTCTCTGTCTACGGTATGCGCTCACGTTGGGATCAGTACGTAAAAGCCGTGTTATTTCATCATCAAGGTATCTGAGCCGCTTGTCTAGATCATGAGGGAATGACTCGAATAAGTCGTCGCTACGACCCATCATTTTCCTAACGAATAGCTCTGAGGCTTCTTCGCTCATTTTGCGATAGATTTCGCGATTCTCGGGGGTTAATAGATCAGCTTGCCGCTGATTGGCCTTTATAATAGCCTTTCCTTTAAGCCGACCTAATCGACTAACTTCATCGAGACGAGTAGCTCTGAAATCTTTCATGTCTCTAGGCAAGCCTGAATCAGGCATATAAGCCAGCTCTTTTAACCGATCATAATTCTCTGGCCCCATTGCTTGACGTACATCGTACTCATGATCCCAACGACCCACTACAGTATCCCTTCTTCCTACGTGGTATTCTCCTTTATGTTGACTAGGGATAATGTTGTCCCACTGGTATTCCTCAGCCATTCTCTGTCTACGGTAAAGCCGTGCTATTTCATCCACATCTCCACGAAGAAACGTGCTTCCCTCTGGCCGACTAAGAGGATCCTTTGCATCGTAGATCTCATCTATAATCTTGTCCCACTTGCCAGCAGGAGGTTTGGCGGCTGCTTTAACTGAACTAGCTGCCTTCTTTGCTGCTGGAATACCAAGAGCCATTGCTGCTGTCCCTACCGCTACATTCTTTCCAAACCGCCTACGAGACTCATCAAACCCAGGATCAAGATAATCAACTACCCCATTCCCTAAATCCCTAGCTTTCTTCGGGCCTCTTAATGCAGTATAGCCGCCACCAAGAGGCATCATTACCTCAGTCCCTATCTGCAAGGACAGATCACCAGCTATATTCCCCGGAGTGCGAGCAAAGTCCTCATACTCAGTAGCCCCTGTAATATCCCTACCATAAGCTCTGCTGGCAGCATCAAACCGCCTAAGATAATCCTGCCTAGGCTTCCCCATCAACACATTACTAATAAACGTATTGGGAGCATCAGCCAGATCCATAACAAACTGAGGCAATGCCATAGCATTAGCCAAACCCTGCCTTACACCATGCTGAACAGCAGTAGTATCAGGAGTATATTGTGAAGCCAACCACTCAGGCTGGGACATACTTCTAGCCTCACCACCTACCTCTAACCGCTCGACAGCTTTATCCCTCGCTGCTTTATGAAGATCCGCCATTTCTACTAGCCCTCATATCCAATTTATCAGTCATATAATCAACCAGACTCTCAACCTCATCTAGCTTCTTACCAATAGTATCCAGATGATTAAAACCATCGTAGTCCTTAGTCAACGTATTTACAACTAAACGCATACGCTTCTTCAAATCAGCTACAGTCGTTATCTCAGACATTTACCTTCTCCTTAAAAAAATATGTTAATGACCTTTTTTAAGACCTGTGTGTGTAGTGGGGAATCACGTGATTACCAAGGAGGAATTTTCACCCCCCCAAGTCAATCTTGATACTTACCTCACCACCAACCGCTACCTGTGAACGATCAGGAGGCTTGTAACCTGCTCTATCTAAAAGGTCTTTTGATGCTTCCAGAGCTACGTAGCCACTGCGATGG